GTGTACTTTGCGGCCCAACTTCCATTTGAACGCCAGTAATGTAAAGCTCATTATTTGTACTACTATAAAAACTACTTATTCCTGGCGCTCTATTGGCAGAACTTTGAGTATTAAATGCACTTGAATTTAATGTACCACCAGTATAGGTGGAACCTGCATGAATCCAAAAAAATAATCTAACACTTGAGGCATTATCATCACCAAATGCTCCTGTAGTGTCGGCAGGGTAAGTAAGCTCTACCCTATTCCAACTCGTTGTAGTAGGGAATAATTTACTGCAAGTTCTGTTATTGTCGTTATCATAAAATTCTAATACAAAATTAAATGCAGCATTAGCTTTTACATAAAAACTAATTGTAACTTCTTCTGCATCTGAAGTACCTTTTTTAATTCTTTGTAAATCTTGACCTTCTATATGATACTCAAGAAGAAGGTATTCACCAGCAGCTATTGATGTATCAGCCGTTGTGCAATCTAACTTTAAACTATTCCCAAAACCACTTGGAGCATCAGATGATTGACTCATTGTAAATCTACCTGAGTTTGATCCTCCTGTTTCAATCTGCCATCTATCAACAGTATAGTACCCAGTTGCATTAGCACCTAACCCTGTTACTGAGGTACTTCTCTGTGCCACATTCATTGAACCGTTGACTATCATGTTGCGCCCATAGAGACTGCCCTCAGTAGGAAGATTGTCTGCTAGTTTTCTTGCGTTGCTCATATGTTCCTCCTAGCCTAGTAGATAAATGTAAGCCATATTATAACTAGCGTTTGTAGATGGCGCTGTATAGCTGTTATGCCAACAAAAGGCTAAAGTATCGTTAGCACTAGCACTTACTAGACTACTTATTATTACATTATCGTGTTCTGTAGCTGCGGTATTCATACTCCAACTAACCATTTGTACACTGGTATTATAAAGCATATACAAACCACTCCAATTAGCATCGGCTGCTTTATGATTTATATTACAGAATACTACATATTTACCACTAACAGGAAAAGTAAATTTGCCAGTGCTGTTATTAAAATGATTACCAACATTAGTATGAACATTTGCCCAACGCATAGGATTATAACCACCTATGGCAGTTGCAGTTCCGCTATAGTTATAAGCCCCAAACATTGGCTGATTAGGAGTTGTCACACGGCCTGAACCGTCTATATTCATTCGCGTAGTGCCGCTACCTGTGCCATTTATAAAGCCAATATTTTCATCACCATGCGCCCAAATGTTTAGATCACCATCATCTTCTAAACGTATAAAGCCAACCTCACCATCATTCTCTAGTCTTAGGTTTTGCCCAGCAGAGCTATATGAGGTTATAGCGTAAGAACCATTTGCTGCACCACCGACACCTAAGTTGCCTGTCATACTGTCGCCAGCAGTATTAACATACCGTGTATCTGCTGCTGCTTGATTGAGTGCATCACCAACGCTGAACGTATTGTATGCAACAACTTCTATCTCATCACCTGCTGCTGCACCTGATGTAAGTGTTACTGCTGATCCGTTGCTTGTGTAGTCTACAGTTAAGTCTAAGAGCAAGCCATTCATAAACACCTGCACAAAGTTCTGTGTGTGTGCTATACTAAACACAGTCTGTCCTGCAGTAGCTGTGAACGTAGTGCTACTGTAGTTGCCAGAACCTATGAGGTTAGCTACATCTCTTGCTCTTGTCATTAGGGGTTGCTCTCCGCTAAGTGTGCAGCATAAGCTGTCTTGATTGCGTCTGTGTGTACTTGTGCAGCAATAGCTTTTACATCATCACTTTCGCCTGACGTATCTGCATCTGGTGCTACAACATGACGGTGAAATGTTCTGCTAATCTCAACACCGTCTTTCTTGATAATTGTTGCGGTTCTAATTTGTAACATATTAAACGGTTTAATTATCTCTATCTTATCTTGTTCTGTTTCTTCACTTAGTGCCATTGTTTATCTCCTTTATGGCTTTGGACTGACTACCCAATTATCCAACTGGGGTGTTATCCTACTGTATAACTTCCTGAACACATAACGTATTTAGATCCAGTAGACGTATTGCTTGCTGTTGAGCTGTTATTAGCAGTAGGGTATATTGAGTTGGTTCCAATGTTTATGTATCCAGTGCTTGCGTTTGACACCCATGTATTATGTGCAAGGGTAACGGCTGCATACGCACTATTATTCGGACTAATATGAGTAAAAGGCAAACCACCTAACACCCCTGCTACCGAACTAGTAATACTTTGAGTAGCACTATACCAACTAAAATGACAAATATTGCCTATCTTAACATACTGTCCATGTCCTACAGCACCACCAGTTTTGCCAGTCATAGTCATTTGAAAAGTGCCAGTTTCATAGTCGTCTAAGTGATTAGCCGCACCAGTGCCACCAATATAAGCACCGCCTGATAGGTATAGGTCTTTGAAGCTTCTTGTATCACTACCTAAATCAAGAGTGTTATGTACTGTAACTCCATTTCTAGCGGGACGAATTGCTGTGCCATTACCGGTAAATAAAAGTCCAGTACCGCTAGTAGTTCCGCTTTGGATATAAAGAGCATCACCACCTTCAGATCCAATACTACCTACAGATGTACCATCCTTGTAAAACTCTGTTATATTTCCATCACTACTTGTTCTGTTAAGATTTAACGGTGGTTGACCGCTTCTAACCATTTGCGTACCATTAGCACCATATAGAACAGTACCAGCCGTGCTAAAACTTGTGCTAGTAGTACCCACCATTACATTTTCTGAGCTATCTATGGTTATCGCTGTAGCATCAGCATTATCGTCTATGCCCTTAGAGGTAAACGAACCAGTGTGTGTAACAGCACCAGTAAACGTACCACCTGTAGCAGGTATATAGTTACTGTCAGGTATGTTAGTCTCAAAGGATACAACATTAACAACGTCATTCAGATTAGCTGCAGATGCTAATGTGACTGTACCAGTGCCAGTTGTGGTAAAGTCACTATCATCCATGAGGATACCATTAACGTATACCTCTATTTGTCCAACAGTAAAAGCCAATACCTTACCGTCATCATCAGCACCAGTGAACGCTGTCTGACCCTGCGTAGCAGTGTAGTCAAACTTAGTTCTGCCAAATGATCTTATGTCTTTAGGTTCAGTGCCGATGTATGACATTGATATTCCTTACTCTGGTTTTGACACTTCTACTTCAGAAGCTTTCTTAACAACCTTTAAGTCAAACGCTTGTGTTACCTGTGCGTCTTCACCAACAGCTAGTGCTACTGAGTTAGCATTGCAGTGTGTTACAAGAGCAGCAATGATCTCATCCTTGGCTATTCTAGCTCTGTTAGTCAAAGCATTGTCTGCCCAGTCCTGTGGAACTGCTGCTGCATATTCTAGACACTTTAGTTCTGTGTCGGTTAGTGTTACTTTAATCTCTGCCATATTATACTCCTAGGGTTTTGTGGGCCAAGTTACATCATCTAAACTGGTTGCACTTTTAGTTATGTCACGCAAGTCAGTTCTGTATTTCTTCTGTGCATCAGTCATGGTTAGGTCACTTGATGCCCACCAGTCTGTCTCTGCTATTCTACGGTTACGTTCTTCACGCAGTAGCTTCATAGGTTCTCCTGCTACAAGGGCATCCTTCTTAGCTTTGACTGCATCCCACGTTGTACCGAAGTGCGCTGGGTCTGAGCTTTCTATGGCAGAGCCGTTGCTGTCTGCGCCCATGACCTTGCGGTACATAGTCTCAAACTCAACTTTGTTTGTTGGCTCTCCACGTAGCACCCACTCGTCTACGCCTAATGCTGTTAATGCTGTTGCTATATCTGTCATTTGTTTATCCTAATAAGAAACCTAAAAAATAATTTGATCCATAGTTTAATAGTTGTCCTGCATAACATTTAACTTCTATTGTATCTCCAACAGCAAGTTCAATTATAATAGAAGCACCATTTAATTGGTTAGAACCACCTTCATGCCTACCTCCTATTGGATAGCTAGAATTACCTACTACAGCATTATTTTTGTAAAAACCTGTTCTGCTAGTAGATGCATGATTAGTCCAACATGTATAGTTAAAAAAATATGTTCCTGCCACAGGGGCAGTAAATTTAGAGGTACTTGTGTTATAATTGTTTCCTACATTTGATAGTGCTGTCGCATACGGAACTGTATTCGTTGCTGTTGTCGTTTGACCTCCACTGTTTTCATATGCACAAAAATATGGTCCTGCAGTTTTTAAAATCCTACCACTACTATCTATGGTTAACCCAGTAGTACCGCCAGTGTTCTGTATCGTATCAACTTTTAAGATAGAACTCATTGGGCTATCTCCATTAAGTGCATAAGTGATGGATTATTACCCTCACAAATCCTAACAGTTGTTCCAACAGTACATTTTTGTTGTAATTTGTATGTTGTTGCAGATGTTGTAGAAGGGCTGTCTGACCATGACATCAAAAATTGTCCAAATATTATTGAACCACTGTTTCCGTAATCATAAGATCTGTTTACAGCTTCCATTAAGTCAGTGCTTCCTCTAAGTAATTTAAAAAGACCTTGTGCATCTGCACCACCGTTTTGCATAACACCAGCACTACAGAAATTACAAAGAATAAGTATCTTACTTGATGTGCTTGTTGGAGTAATTGTAGCAGTTAATCCTGTGTCCGAATAACTACTAGAACCCGATGCCGTTTCTGTTGCATAAGTGTTACTTACAACCTGAACAACATGACCAGGGATAGCCACACCATTACCACTAGTCTTTTCGTTTATGGTGTCTACCTTTAGGATGCTCATCCTGCTATCTCCTGAAGATAAAAATTACCGCCATCTCCATAGTCTGCACTATTTATTGTATGTGAAGACTTACTTGCTTTAGCAGCCCCTTGAATAACATAACTAACTGAACTTGTACTAGAAGGGCTATCTATATACATTCTTGTAGAATACTCCATATATCTATCTGAATCGTTTTGTTTGAATGCGCCATTACCATAGGGGTCAGAGCCATTATCACCATTTATAACTGTTCCGTTTCTTGTTACTCTTATTAAACAACCTACCCATTCATCGGTGGCCTGTGCGCCTACATAAACGTGCATTTGTAGTATTAAGAATATTTTACTTGACGTACTAATTGGGGTAATAGATCCACTACCAATAGTTGCAAATGTAGCAGTACCAGTAGTAAGAGAATTTGTAGAGCCTACTACAGTTTGAATAATATGACCAGCAGGAGCAACAAAACCATTACTAGCATCAAGCGTCTGACCAGACGGTACGATAATCTTATTGGCATTACTGCCAGAGCTAAGACCTTTCAGGTTTTCTACGTGTAAAGTACTCATATGATTGT